TAGAGATGCATATCATTTATATCATATTAATAGGCATTTAGGAAATTTCCCCATAAGTTTTTTAAAGAAAACGAAATATTGGAAAAATTATTTTGATAAAGATGGTAACTTACTTGATTTTAAAATAGAAAAAAGATATTTTAAGGATAAACTAACAGATTATAAAGTTTTAGAAGAACAAAATGAAATTGTAGATTTATTAGAAAAAATGTTAACAATTGTTCCAAAACAAAGAATTGATTCAGATATGTGTTTGAAACATGCATTCTTTAATAGTTTAAAGACAAAATGAAAAAAAATTTATTATTATAAATCTAATGAATTTCCTTTAATTTCATCATCAGATTCAGGTTGAGTTTGATTTGCTGCTTTAAACACCAATCCTTTCCAACCACCTCCTTTCATTGGTGTTTTCATCTTAACTTCCATAATTTCAACAATTTGTTTGTCAAAGTCAGCACGAGTTAATAGTTTCAAAGAATCATCGGATTGTTCCTTGACCCAATCTCTATATCTGTCCCATAAAGCATTAACAGTAATTTTAACGTTACATGTTGGGTCAAGAATAATACAATTGGTACTAAATCTACGAGCACTATCATTTTCATTTCTGTAACTATCTGTAACCGCCATAACAGAAGCAGGCTCGCTTAAAATCTTATATTTCTTATATTCGCTTACATACTTATGAATTAAATAACTCATGAAGTAAGGAGCCCAATCGTTAATTTCATATTCTAAATTATTATTCAATTGAAATTCATAAGGTTTAGTTGGGTCAGGTTTCTCTACGAATCTAGAACCAAATTCAACTATTCTTAATCTTCTCCAAGTACCTTCATCTTGAGCATCAACTGATGGTTTTTCATTACAACCCAAAAAGAATTTGGCTTGAATTTGCAAATCAAAAGGAGATTGATATAAAGGTCTTACCATCTGTTTATCATTACCAGTTAATTCTTTTAAAACACCAACATTTAAAGTTTCACTAGAATCAGTTTCTTGGAAAACACCAATTCTTACTCCTTTTAATCTTGCCAATTCTGGCGAAGCTTGATTGGAGCTATTTCTTTTTCTTGTAAGAATAGTAATGGGACAAGCACAATAATAATCACCCATTGCTTTATTTACTAAACTCATTGTTAATGATTTACCATTTGAACCATTTTTAGAAGAACCTTTACCGGTAATAATTCTAAACTTTTGGTCCTTATTTTCACCAGAACAACAACTGGCTAAAGATAATAAAAAGTAGTTTCTAACTTCATCATCCGTTAGAACTTGACTGAAATAAGTATTAAATTTTTCTTCATATTTTCTAACATCTTTTCTACTATTATTCCAAGGAATATATTGTACCTTGGTACACAAAGAGATATAATCATCAGGACGCCCTTGTCTGAATTCTTCTCTTTCTAAATCATAGACACCATTTTCAAATCCAATTAAATGTTTATTAGTATCATCTAATTTTTGGAAAAAGTTAGCATCAAAGAATAAAATTTTTGCTTCTTCCATAATCTGTTTCTTAAATGTTAAATTTAATAAACGGTCAATAATTCTTTGCATTTTACTGCCTTTAGATTGATATTCTTCTTTCTCTGGTCCAGAAGATGTCAAAGCTTTAGTATTCCAATCAATTGCTTTTTGAGTAAAATCATTAATAAAGTCATCACAAATTAACATTGTTAATGCATTACCACTTTGGCTCTCTTGCCATCTATGATTTTTAAACTCATACCAATCATTGTTTTTAACAGAAACACAAACAAATCTATCGCAATACTTATTATGTAAAGCTTTTGCAATAAACCAGGTATTTGTTTCTACACTCTTTTCAATACAAGCTTGATATTCCAAAGCTTGATATTTTTTATATTCTTCTGGATTATCTTCTTTAGCCCAATATCTAATACTACCTAAAGTTAAACCTTGGTCTTTCATAGTATTCCATCTTTCTTCGCATTCTCCATCTTTAAATTTTTCAGATTTTTGAGAAAAATCAATCCACTCATCCAATAAAGATTTATCAATATTGTGTAAAGCCCAACCGATACGAATCCAATCACCATAACTGTCTGCACGAGACTCTTTAATCATTGTCATATAAGCTTTTGCTTTTTGAATTTCTTGTAGTTTATTTTCAGGAATTATTTCTTTAACTTCATAAGAAGGTTTTCTGATAAATCCTAATTCATTATATTCTTTTTCTATTTTATCATCATTATATTCACTGGAGTAGGGAGAAGAATTATCTACTTTCCAAGTCTTTTGTTGAATTGAAAAAATTTTAGTTTTTTGTAATTGGTCTCCCAAACATTCTGGACCATAATCTGTATAATCCATATCTAAAACTTTGGTCAAAATGTAAGGTTTTCCATCTGCCTTTTTGCATCCATACATCAACCAAGCATTTGTAGAAACAATAGATTTATCAAAAATTTCTGGTACTGATTTTGTAAATCCCTCAAAAGTCTCTGACTCTTCAGCCATTTTTACAACATAATTTCTGATTAGATGTCTAACCTTACTAGAAGTACAAATTTGATGGAAAAAAGCATGAAATCCATCACGAACAGTTATATCTTTTTGTGTAGGTGCTTCCTTTTCGAAAATACATACTTTTAATTGTTCTTTCGAAACCATTAAATATTTATTGATAGCATCACGATAATAATCAATTATTTCTACAATCATATCATCATCGTAAAGTCTTCCAGTTTTATAATCCTTTTTTAACATTTCCAAATCAATATCAATGATTATAGGACCATATTCTTTAGGCATTTCTGCAATATGAAAATCCATATTTAACTCTGTTGCCTCTGCTAAGGCTTTTACTAATTTTTTCCTTAAAATTTTATTTAACGAGAATTTCCCTTTGTTACCACCCATGGAAACATGGGTAATTTGTGTTTGTTGACCAGCAGGAATTCTCCCTTCATCTAAAATTTTATTTATAGTATTTGTTAATTTAGTTTTTGCATTTGAATTTATAATATTTGTGTATATTTCGGTCATTAATTATATTATAGAAAGATTTTTTTATATATTTTTTTTCAACTTTTTCAAGTCTTTTAAGTAGCTTCTACATTTATGATGATATACATCTAAAATGAATTTTAAATTATATTTTATTATTTTTACATCGAAAAATAATAAAATGAGCAAACAGGATAAAAAAGTATCTAAAAAGATTTTAACTTTATAATGTAATGACTAGCACAATGATGAGAATAATGAACGATATAGTTGATTTCAATCAAAATAAACCAGATGGTATGTATTTATATGTTGATAAGAAAAATATAAAAAACCAATATGCTTTAATTATGGGTTTAGAAGGAACACCATATTTTGGTGGTTTTTTCTTTTTTGAAATAAAATATCCAGATGATTATCCAAAAAATTCTCCAAGTGTTAATTTATTAACAATAGATTCAAAAGTTAGATTTAATCCAAATCTTTATGAAAATGGTAAAGTTTGTTTATCTATTTTAGGCACTTGGCAAGGTCCTTCCTGGACACCAGTAATGAATATAAGATTGGTTTTAGATTCTATAAGATCTTTAATGAGCGAATTTCCAATTAGAAATGAACCTGGATTTGAAAACTATAAACCAGATTGTAATGCATCTATTGAATATAATCAATATTTAATCTTTAATACTTATAAAGTTGCAATATTAGATGTTCTAGATAATAGATTTGAAAATATTTCATCTTTATTTACCAAAGAAATAGAAAATGAAATGATAAAAAATAAAACAAGATTATTAAACGATTTATTATCATATAAAAATATAAATAAAAAAAAAAAAATTAATGCTAAAATATATTTAATAAAAAAAAAAAAATTAGATTTTCCAAATATTTTAGAAAAATTTAAGAAAAAAATAAAGTAAAAAAAAATTGTAAACAAATTCTAATAAATTAGAATTTAATAATTTTTTATAAAAAAATTGTAAACAAATTCTAATAAATTAGAATTTAATAATTTTTTATAAAAAAAATTGTTATATAAACATTTATTAAATATAAGTATATATAATAAATGTATTTTTGCCCTAGCTGTAGTTATTCATTTGATATTGTAAAATCATCACAATCTTCAGATAATAAAGATACTCGTACAAGTATAGAAAAGTTATCAGAAGCTTTAAAGAAGTTTGAAGCCGAAGAAGACATGTCTAAATATGTCGCATTATTTAGTAGAGAAGAAACAAATAAAAATAAAAAATATCAAAAACTAGATGAAAAACAAAAAGCTAAATTTAATCTAATCTTTGAAGAATTAATTTCGAGCGGTGCCGAATTTAAATGTAATAATTGTAATAATATTCAACCTATAAAAGAAACAATATTATTATACAATATAAATTTAGAAGAAAAGAGCAAAATGAGAACATTAGAAGAAAATGAATTTATTTGCCAAGATCCTATTTTACCAAGATCACATGATTATAATTGTAAAAATCCAAATTGTATAACTCATAAAGATAAATCAAAAAAAGAAGCAGTATTTTTTAAGGAAAAGAATAGTTTTAAAGTAAATTATATATGTTGTGTTTGTTATTATTCTTGGTAAAGTTATTATTCTAATAAACTAATCAAATGACTTTTACTAAGTTCTTCAAGATACCATAACTCAAATTTTCCATTAGGTAATGGTCTTCTTATTTTAAAAGGAATCATATTTAGTTTAAGTTCTTCTTCAGCTATCTTATCATAAGATAGATTTTGATAATTTTTAACTAGAGGTTTAGCTCCCATGGTTAATTGTTTTGTTCTTTCTCCAAGAATGCGAACCATTTCATATTTTGTTAATTTAGGAGCCGAAATTCTTTCACCTGGTTTTACATATTGAACTGTTGTATCTGGTTGAACTTCAATATCATCTTCATTATCAAAATATTCATTATCTTCTTCTATTGCCTTTTCAATTACACATTCATTTTCTTCTTTTAAATCTTCTTCTTTAAAATCATCTTCTTCTTCACCTTCTTCAGCTTCATCTAATGGAGGTTCATCAACTTCAGTTTCTTCTATTTCGTTATTTTCTTCATCTATTTCTTCCATATCTTCAATAGGTTCAACAATATCATCCTCTTCATCTTTCTTTTTAGATTTTTTAATAGCTGGTTTTTTAGGCATTATTTATATTTAGAATATGTTTTTAAATATAAAAAATACAATTTTATTTACATTTATTAGGATAATTTCATATAATTATTATCTTTCATAAAAAAATTATATTGTTCATCTGTTAAATAAGGAATATTCAGTACCAAACAAATTTTCTTTAAAATTTCTAAAAATACAAAAGTATTAGGATGAACTTCAGAAATAAATAAATTTTTATCTTTATTATTTTCCAATATATCAGAGACTGTTATAACATGATTATCAATACTTTTTTTTAAATTATCTTCTTGACTTTTTAATCTTGTAATATCACTAAATATAGATGGTAAAGAAATTAATATTGCACTAGGTTTTTTATATTTTTGAATATTTATTGTATTAAAAAATTGTGAAGTTTCAGGTTTTATATGTTGATATATTATTATATCACATTTCTTTAAATATGCAATTCCTGCTTCAGAATTATGTATTTTATTTTCATTTCTAATAAAATCAGACCAAATATTATTATTTTTATCAAAACTAATCCATTTAGAAATATATTTAATATCGTTTTTAATTATTTTTTCTAAAAAAATATGAGAACATAAAATTTGGCAATTACCAACGAAACCTATTTTAATTTCATTATTATAAGTTGCTACTTTTTTTAATTCTATATTAGATAAGCTTTTATTAGATAAAAATAACTTCCCTATATTCATAATAAATAAACCTAGAATTTTTAATGAGTTTTTATAAATAATATAATCTCAAAATATTTAAATGAAATATGAAATTTTTATCGAAGCTATAATTTGCGGTGTTATAACTCTAGTATATGGACAAATTATTTTTAATTTAACAATTAATAAAAACAATAATAATGAAAATAATGGTAGACCTTTTGGAATTAATCTAGCTTTTTTTGCAACAGGTTTCTTTTTGAATATTATTTTTGATATTATTGGATTTAAAGACTATTTGTTTTAGCTCTAGTGATTTTTTATATTATATTTTTTTAAAATTATTTAGTTTTTTAATTCTATTATAGTTTAATGGAGGATTGTAAGATTTGTTTTATAACAGCGTCTGACAAAAAGCTCCCTTGTGGTCACGAACTATGTTCAAAATGTTGTGTTAAATTAAATTCGCCTCTTTGCCCTTTTTGCAGGCAAAATTTCACTTATACTGCAGATGAAATTAAAGAACGAATTAAACTTAACATAGTTAATGGCTATAATTGGGAAGTTCCTCCTGGTCTTGCATTTAGACCTATAGACTGGATACAAAATTCTAATATAAATAATCAAGAAGATGTAGAAATGGTTGTACATGAACCTTTTTCAAGAGTTAGAAAAAATATGGAAAGAAGAAGAAGAAGATTTTTAAGTTTTGATGAAGTATTAGAAAGAAGACAATTAATTAGAGAAAGAAAAGCAAGACATTGGGACAAAAAAAATGCTCAATTATCCAAAAGAAATCATATGTGGAATGAAATTTAAATTTATTTATAACTAAATAAATTTAATTTATTAAACTTCTTCTAAAAATTATTAGACTTCTAATTCTTTGTTAAGACCTAATTTACTTAAAATATTATTTAATTCTTCATCTTCTTCATCATCTGTTTCATCATTATTTTCATTTTGCTTATTTAATCCAATTGAATTATATATTTCATTCATTTCTTTATCTACTACATTTTCTAATTTTTGATTTTTTAATTCTTCCAAAAATTCTTGAGTTGTTGGTATTCTATTATTATTTTGTTTTTGTTGAGGAGGATTTGGATTTATATCCAAATATTTTGCTAATAATTTATAATAATTTATTACGGGATTACTAGGTCCTTTGTAATTTCCAAATGATTGAATCATTGTATGAATAATATTTCTATATTCATCCTTTTTAGCTAATACATCTGCTGGATCATGAATTGATACAGGAAGATTTGCTTTCTTAACTTGTTTATACGCGTCAGCTAAATCATCTGGTAAATTTTTCAATTTACTTTTTAAATTGTTATTGTTTGATCTTTTATTAGTTAATTCTTTTATTCTATTTTTTAACATTTGTCTGTGTTCAGACATTTCTAATACTCTTGGTTTTACCGGTTCATTATTTACTTTTATATCTAATTTGTTAATTATATTTACTTTAATTTCATTATTAACATTTGATAATAATTGATAAGTCCATCCTTCTTTAAAATATTCACTATTTTTTAATTTTTCTTGATCATCATTTTTTAAATCTCTTTTAAATCTTTCAATAGCAGCTTTAGATACAAAAAAAGACTTATCACCTTCAATTAAAACAGATTTTACTTCAACAGTAGACATTAATATTAATTATCATAAACCTTTATAACCTTTAAAAAAAATTGAAAAATTAATTAATAAATACCTATATAAAATTTACATGTTGAATCTAATTATTACTTTTAGTTTTATTTTTGTTAATATTGTTATTTCCCAGCCAATGTTTTCTAATCCAAACCCTATGATTTTTAATGTACCGCCTGCAACTAATACCGTACCTATTACTAATACCGTACCTATTACTAATGCAATGCCTGCTACAATGCCTGCCACAATGCCTGCTACAATGCCTACAACTAATGCAATACCTATGACTAATTTTCTTTCAAGTATTGTTCCAACAACCAAAGCTTCGATTAACACTATTTCAGAAATATGTACTCGTAGCAAGTGTTATTCTTTGGTGACACCCAGTATTGAAGAAACTGTTAAGAATGCTATTACAACAGAAACAAATAATGAAATAACATTTTTGAACAATTTAATTGGTGTTAAGTTTTCAAGCTATACTGGACCTCTATTGGCAGTTGGATATGAATCTCCTAAGATTATTGCTAAAATTCAAAGGGGAGAAAATTTGGGTGCTATTGGTGTTTCTGCTGGAGCTATTCTTAAATATAATATCAATCTATACACTTTTGGAACATGTGCTGCATATTCTACCCCTTTTGTCGGACCTTTTTCAATAATCCCTGGATTTGCTTGTTCAATTGCATCTAGTATTTTGGTAGATAACACTTATACCAATCTATACAATTCCATTTTTTCTCAGGATTATAATAACAAGAATCAAAAATGTAATTATAATAGTGAGGAGCTTTAAAAATTATTTATTATTGTTGAACACATTCTGGACCTCTTTGAGATTCTTCTTGTTGTTCTTCTTGGTGTTCATCTTGTTGTTCTCTTTCATATGTATCTAGCAT